GGCGGGGGCTGCTGCCGCGCTGTCCTGTACTTCGTTGACCGCTGCCTGGGCCTCTGCCTCCGGCAGCTCTGCGGCGTCCAGCTTCACGCCCGCCGCTGCGGCGATTTTCAGCAGATCGTCCACGCTCGGCAGCGCGTTCGCCGCGGCGTTTCCCGACGCGGATGCGGTGAAATTGGCAAGCATTGTTTCTCCTGCCGCCTCCAGAAGTCCGTCCGCCAGGCCGCGATCAATGGCCTGCTGCGCTGTCATGAATGTTTCGCTTCGCATCAGCCGTGCAAAAGTGTCCCGGTCTGTTTTCCCGCCCGCTTTTTCCACATAGGCGTTGAGAATGCTTTCGTCAATGGTATCAAGCATCTGCTTTGCCTGCTTCATGACCGTGCTGTTCCCGTGCGCGCCGGTCTGCGCGCGGTGGATCATGACATTCGCAACCGGACTCATGAGCACCGTTTTGCATCCCGCCATGAAAACGCTCGCGGCGGACGCTGCGATTCCCTGTACCTCCGCCACGGTCTTTCCCGGAAAGCCGCGGATCACGGTGTACATTTCAAACCCCATATAAACGCTCCCGCCGGGCGAGTTGATTTCAAAAACCAGCTCCTCGCCCGCGGGGCAGTTCTCCACGGCGTCCCTTACGTCTTTCGGGCAGCATACCTCGAATCCGAACATTCGGTATAGCCGCGCCCAGCCGTTATTCACCACGTCGCCGCACAGTTTCACTCTCATGACTTTGCTCCCCCTTCTGGCGTTGAAATCCTGTCTACCTTGCGCTTTTGCTCGGCCTCGATAACTCGCTGCCGGATGTTGATGCTGTAATCTCCGCCGGTCATTTGCGCGGTTTCCTCCTGCGCCGTGGAAAAACCGTTTTCTACGCGCTTCGCCGCGGCATCTACCTCCTGCACTGGGTTAAGATTCGTCCGCGCCGGTCCGTTCCATGTCGTTTCCATCCACGCCCTGCGGCGCGCCGGATCATCCCAAAAGCCCGGTGCCTGGATGCGCCCGCGGGCGACGGCCTCCGTAAACCATTCCTCATAGATCGGGCGGCAAAAGTCGTCCGCAAACCATTCCCGCAGCATGCCGCAGGTGCGCCAAAACTCATTGAGCGCGCCGCGTGCCGCGCTGTAGGATGTACTGAATTTCTTCTGCATGACCTCCGGCGGGATTTCCATTGCGGACCCGATCTGCTCGATCATGGCGTTTGTGAAAGCGTCATATCCCGTGTTCGGATGCTTCGGCTCCGCAAACTGTACTTCCTCGCCCGGATTGAGCGACACGATAGCGCCCGGCCCAAGCTCGATGCTGCTCTGATCCGCTCCGTCTATGAGCTGTTCCGGCGGCAGCAGCTCGCCGAATGGCCGTCCGTCACTGGCGACCTGGCTTTTTACAATGACCGTGAAATAGGCCGACAGCACGGCGGCGGTGATCTCCGCGTCGGTATATCGTCCGAGCTGTTTCAGTGATTCCAGCACAGGCGCGAGGATCGGAACGCCTCGGACCTGTCCGGCCCGCTCCCGATTCATGATGTGCAGCACATTCCGTCGCTGCATACCGCGTGCCTCCACGCGCTGCCATTTCAGCGCGTCCGGCCCGCTGTAATAGGTATCGGACAGCGGATGCCGGCTTGCGATCCAATAGGCCACAATCGCGCCCGTTTCGTCCGTTTCCACGCCTTGCACGATCCTGTAGACCTTTCTCCCGTCGATCTCGCACGGCATCAGTCTGTCGTAACCGTCCGGGCTGCAAACGCGGTCTGCCTCGATGATCCGCACGCGCAGGGCGTATGTGTCGCCGTTTCGCTCCACCATCGGCAGCAGGGCGATTGCGTCCCCGTTCATCAGTTCGGACAGGAAAGCGAGCTGTTGCAGCTTATAAAAGTTATCCACGCCGTCGGCGTCACAGCTCGCCGTGTCCGCCCATAGGGAAAACTCCCGGATGATCTGCGCCTGCGCCTGCGCGGCCTGCTCGTCGGTAAGGCCGAGATATTCCGCGTCCAGCTTCGGCGACGGTACAAGCCCCTCTGCTATGACATTCGTGCGGATCGTTTTCAGTGCCGCCGCGGCTGTCGGGATTCCCATATAGGCGTCGCGGCTGCGCTGCCGGAGGATGTCAATGTTGTCCTCGATGTCCTCCTTTGCGCTGCCGCCGTGGTACATCCAGCCCCGCATACTCTTTTTCGTGGTGTTCGCGCCGTAATTGCCGTACCCGCTGTTCAAGACGTATAGCGCCTTGCGCGCCGCGGCGCGCTTGACCGCGTGGGTCGGCGCAACGATGGCAAGCGCCCTGTCGATCAGATTTTCCTTTGCCATGTCCGCGCCTCCTTAAACGTCCCGCTCCACGAAGCGATAAAGCCGGTTGCGCCCGCCGGCCTTTTCCTCGTTCTCGGCCTCCGCCAGCTTTCCGGCCCAATACTCCATTTCCTCGCGTACCTGCTTCAAGTCCGCCCGTGTCAGCATGCGGCTCCCGATCTGGTAGCTTTGGCCTGTGGCGATTGCCTCCTCCGCCGCAATCCACGTGTTCAATTTCTCCTGGCATAGCTTTTTTGAGAAGATTGCCATTTAGATACCTCCCGATATGCGCCTGCGTCCGGTCCGGCGTTTCGGCGCTTCCGCTCCCGGCTCCGGCTTAACCAATACCGGGTTTGCGATTTCCAGCGCCGCCGTCGCATAATTGCGCAGGTCCAGCGGTTCGTTTCTCTTGTATCCGTTGTCTTTCATTTCCCACACGATAATGCTGCGGCCTTTCCGAAAGCGCGCAACCATCTTTTCGGCGGTCAGACCCCGGAAATAATCTGCGTCATATCCTGCTTCCTCGTTTTGCGGAAAATGGCAGTAGTTCGGTCCTTTGGTCGGATGCTGCAAGCGTTGATAGAGCAGTGCTTTCCCGGCGTCCACGCCGATGATGAACAGCGGCGCTTTCACGCGGTTGTTGGTGGATGGATTGCGGATATACGGCACATCCTGTCCGCCTTTGCCCTTGATCGCCCATATTCGCCGCTCCCATCGGTCTTTCGTGAAGCGGTAAACCTGCGTCGCGTGGTGTCCGCCGCTGTCGATGCAGGCCGCTATGATCGTCAGCGCCGTACCGTCCGCTTTTCTCCACGGCATCGAAAGGAACGTGTCAAGGTCATTCCAAACCTGTTCTTTGAGCATGTCGCCGAATATCTTCTGATAGCGGATGCCCCAGCTTTCTTTGCCCTCGCCCCATCCGACAACTTCAACCTCGAAACGGTCATCCTGCACGTCCACGCCGGCGGTCAGCACCAGCACGTCGTCCGGCACTTCCGCGCTGTAGATTTCGCGGCGGTTAAAGAGTTCGGCATCTTCAAGCGTGCTGCCCGGCTCCTCCCACGCCTCGCCCAGCTCGGTGTTGACCCAGGTTTTCATTTTTTCTGGATCGCCCATTTTCAGCAGCGCGTTTGCCACAAGGAATTTTTCGACCATTTCCGGCCATCCGCAGAATGTGGACGCCAGCGTGTTCAGATGGAATCCTCGGGTTTCCGCCGTCGGGTTCTCTGCGACGAATTTGCCGCGCTGCTCCGCTTTCTTCCACTCGTATTCCGTGGATTGCTCGCCGCACTTCTCGCATTTGAATGTGACGCCTTTTGAAAGATCGTCCTTGTCAAAAACGATCCCGCTCCACGCAAGCGGCTGATAGTGTCCGCACTTCGGGCAAGGCACATTCCATTCCTCGCGCGTAGAGTTCTTATACTCCACGGCGACGCGGCTGCTGCCTTTGAGCGTCGGCGTGCTGACGATCACGGTTTTCTTGTCCCAAAATGTGGATTGCCGCTTTGCGCCCAGCAGCAGCGGATCGCCCTCTGTTCCGGCGCTGGCCGGGTATCGGTCCACCTCGTCGGCCAGCAGCACCTTGATCGGACGGCTCGCCAGACTGGCCGGGGAGTTCGCCCCGATGATGGTTACATGTCCGCCCGGAAAGTTCTTTTTCAGTATCGTGTTGCCGCTGTATCGGGATTTCGTATCTACGAGAGCGCGCAGCACGGGCGTATCGCGCAGCATAGGCGCTAGAAAGTCCTTGCTGAACGTCTGCGCCATTTCAAGCGTCGGCTGCATCACCAGGACCGGCGCGGGGTAATAGTGCATGTAATAGCCGAGCAGATTCATGAGCATCGCGGTTTTCCCGATCTGCGCGGCGGTCATTAAGACCACCTTTCGCACATGGGGATCGCTGATCGCGTCCATGATCTCGCGTTGATACGGCGCCTTGTCCGTGTGCCAGCGTCCCGGTTCCGCGCTGTTCTCCGGGGACAGCATGCGGTAACGGTCCGCCCACTCGGAAAGCGTCATGGCCGGCGGCGGTTTCAGCACCGCGGCGCAGCGGGCGAACAGGTCCGCCGTATGCTTCGGCAGGTCAATCGTCTTTCGTTTTGCCATGCCCGGCATTTCCTTTCTTCGGCATCCAGAGGCCCCGGAAGTCCCGCCGCCTGCACTTCGGCAGCATGCAGAACACAACGCCCGGACCGGCCTGCGCCTGCCATACGCAGCCCTCGCATTTGTGCTTTGCCGGTGGCTTCGGCTTTGGCCGTCTATTCGGTTTCATCGTCCG